TTCCAAGTGGAAATAATGGCTGCATACTTGCAGCTAATTCTTTGTATGTGGTAACACCTAATTTCTGTGTCTGAAAAGCCATATCAGATATTTTTTTAGCTGTTTCGTTATTAATACTGTTATAGCCTTTCATCGCTGAAGATATCAAGGAAACTGATTCTGATACCTCCGCTCCTCCGGCTTTTGCCGCCTTTGCAGAAGTGTTAAAAATTTTTTCTGTTGTTTTTCCGGAATCTCCAATCGAAGAAATCATCTGATAAACACCTTGTGTAACCGTATCGAGATTCAATCCAGTTTCATTCGATGTTTTTAACGCTGCATTTTTATAGCTTTCCAGGTGACTATGGTCGTCCAAAAGTGTATTAACCTGGCCCAGATTCTGTTCAAAAGTATCTGCCATTTTTCCAGACGCAGTCATAACAGTTACAATCGGTACAGTTACACCTTTTGTCAGGTTTTTTCCTACTCCTTCTACGCTTTTCCCAGCCTTTTTAATATCATTAGATATTTTATTTATCTTGCGAGACTGTTGCTGCATATTTTGTACAGCCTTACTAAGAGGCGAGGAAAACTTGTCAAACAATCGCAGAGTCGCATCTACAAATTTACTCATTATTCCTCACTCTCCTTTTTTATGTCCTCGATTTCCTGTTTGATAAATGCAGTCATTATCTGCCGTTCGTACTCTCCCATCTCGCAAAAAATGCGGGGTGAAATATTATGCAGACGGAAAAGCCAGTACATTGTATTGACTTCGCCGTCTGCATAAATTAGTTTTTTACAATAGCCTCAACATTTTCTTCTTTTCCAACCCCTTCGATTGCATCTGTAATCTCATCGGTTTCTCCGTTGAATAAGAGTTCTGCCAATTCCTTCGGAGTGGCCACTCCAAAATGATTAATCAAGTTTTCATCTTTTAGGGATGGATATACAATTCCCTCTACTAACGTCATAAGCTTGACATCAAAAATCTGCCCATTGTACTGTCCGTCCGAACCGATGCACATAGATTTAATCCCATTCATTTTTCTGTCACGGATTCTTCTGATAGTGATCGTTCCATCCCCAGTCAGTTTTTTCATGTTGCGGCTTTCATATTCCTGTGTGATCTCTTCTGTTAATAATTTCTTATCTACACTTAATAATTTTTCAACTAAATTCATAAATATATGCTCCTTTCAATTTAATCTGGAATTGCATCAATCAGTTCAGCATCCTGGAAAGTAAATGGGATACTTTCCTCTCCTAATTTCCCAGCTTCCCAGTCAGCCAATGTTACTTCGTCAAAGGTTACTCCAGTCAGTTTAACTCTTTCGTTTCCTTCTACAGCCGGATCATCTAAATTAGATGTGATTGTAACAGGGGTACTTTTCCCTTGTTTTATATCCGCAAGCGTTTTTGACACAAAATAAGAGGACGTATGATTTAATTTCATTGTCCCTGTTCCTTCTACCCCTGTAATTTTCTGTCCCTTTGATAGGGTTCTTGTTTGCTGCACATCGGTTTTCGTTAATTTAAATTTAGCCTGCAATGCAGTCACCTGTGCCATATAGTCCGTGTCTACCCAAACTTCTCCCCAGGTACCATTGATTACATCTTCTGGTTTAAATGTTTTGCTCATATCTACACTCCTTTTTAGATTGTAAATTCAATTTCAAAATCTTCCATCGCTTCAAGCATTTTCCCTGTAATTTTCAGAAATACAAACTGATTTGTTGCTGCTTTCTTAATCTCTTCTTCTGTCATAACAGTCGTATCAATTCCTTTTTCTTCGAGAAATTTCTTATTCGCAGCTACATTAATCCCGATGGTTGCTGACTCAAAAATATCTTTTTTTATCAATTCATCTAAATATTCCTGACAAGCAGAAATAAGCAGGCACTTATTATTGTAGGAATTTTTATACTGTCCCAGCCAATTGTTTTTAATCGTCTGCACAAGATCTGTAGAGGCCTCATCCATTGTTTCGACCAGCTCTATCTTTGAATAAATCTCACTTTTCTCTTCGGTTACGCTCGTAAATGAATTAACTGCACGTCCCAATCTGATTGTATTTCCATCTCTGAAAATAATCAGTTCTCCTGTATTTACTTTTGAATTCATTTCACTTTCTGAATATTTTGTGCAATCACTTACATCTGACAATATCGTGTAGGTTGCTGATTGTGTGAGGGGGGTTCCTGCAAGGATTCCTGCAATTCTGGAGCAAAATAATGCCGGCCCGTATGTCGTATCTCCAATAGTCACACTCTCTGTTGTATAGTTAATAATTCCTTCCGAATCTCCTTTTACTCCCGGAAGGACCGCTTTCACCTTTTTTCCATTCTTTCTGCGTTCAACAATCCAATTTTTAATTGTCTCTGTTTTCCCTGTAGTTTCTGAACCAAACGCAAGATAATTAAAAGAAATTGCTTCCAATTTATTTAAAGCAGCTTCTAAATCTTCATATTCTTTTTTACAGAATACACAAATCACTTTGCGAGGTTTTTCTCTGCCTCCGATTAGTGCAAATTCAATTTGTTTTTTTGCTGTTTCATCAATATCTTTATCAATTTCATCACCAGGACAATACTCTTTTATGTCCATTTCTTTTGTATTTTCCAAAACAAGCGCAACAATCCCATTGTCTGTTCTTGTTCCTATTGTTCTTGCAAGTTCACGAAATATCACATTGACACTAGGCATTCCCATTGCCATATTTATTCCTCCTTCACAAAATTAATTTCTGCTGTTTTCATCATTTCTTCTGCTTCTGTTTTATATAATGATTCAAAAAAATCAATATTAAATAAAAAACGAGGAATATTGCCTCGTTCTCCAGTATAATCGGTGTCAAAGTCTGACACCGGAAGTAACCTCTGTTCTGTTTTTAGATGTGTCAAAAATACCTGTCTCATTTTTTTCATATCTTTTAACACAGCAGCTTCTGTTCCTTTTTCATTTTTCCCATACATCATCACAATTTCCACTGTATAATCCTGATGATATATGTTCCTTGTCACTATTTCTCCTTTTCCCCATACTCTCGCAAACAGGCAGGGAAATTTCATTCCTTCGAC